TCTTCGCGCATCCTCTTTTAACTCGTCCCCTGCGTGCTCCTTAGATACGCATTGATGAGCGCCACCTTCTCGGTATCCGTGATGGTGAGCCGAAAGATGCGATCGCGCCAACACCCAAGCCGATCCACAATCATTCTCTGCGCGTACGGGCTGGTCGTCGGTCCCGTAGGATACGCGCCGGCGACCGTCGATAACCGGCCGTGGTGCTCGCTGCCGTAGGTGTGGCCCCGGTCGTTCGACCAGGCCAGTGTGGGAGCGAGCGCGGCGTTGCCCACTTCCATTTCAAACTCGATCTGGTGGCCGAAGGTCCGCAGATTCTCCGTGCACAGGTGCGGACATGTCCGAATCCTGGTGATCGGTGTATCCCCGTCGGTGTACGTCCCCAGGTCCTGCTGCCAGATCTCCCCGGTCTCAAAGTCGCCCACCAGGTGCGTCTCGAAGGCGAAGGCGTGGCAGATCTGTCTCTGCCGCCCTGAAGAGCCGTTATAAGCGCGCTCGTGCCAGATCGGCTGGCCGCACTGGTCCGAGGCGGTGGCATCCCACACCCAGGTGGCATTGCCAAGGAGGAAATTAATCACCCAAAAGTCGTGCCCGTCCTCGCTGTAGGCGTAGGCTTCCGCATCGGTGATGGTAGGATACTGCGCCCAGGCTTCCTCGACCGCATGGGTCGAGATCCGGCTCGGCTGATAACCGGAGGCGAAGATGGCCGAGCCGCGACCTCTCACGTCCTGCACAATCCAAGCTACCCCGTGGTGGATGGGGCAGGCGGACCAGGGCGCGGAGATGCCAATCTCCATAGTGCCCGAGGGGTCTTTCTCGAAGGCGAATCCGTTGAAGCCGTTGCCGGTGTTGCGCCACACCTCGCCGGTCAGTTCGCCGAAGAGGTATAGCTCCTCGTGATCCGCGACGATTGCCAGCAGCCGATCCGGTGCACCCGACTTGGCGAAGGATTGCAGTACATCCCACAAGGCCGTCGAGCCGTCCAGCGGATTGGAAATTTGCAGCGTGTTGGTGTCCGGCACCATGGCCACAAAGTAGCCATCGACGTAGGCGCCCATGCGCGCCAGCACGTAACTCCCATCAGAGGAGTACGTCGGCCGTTTCAGGTAGACCGGCCCACTGCCGCCAATATCGTAGTAGGTCGCATCGCCCGAGACGATCCACAACACCGTGCCGTTGGCGAACATGCGCACGGGCAGGTATCCGCCATTGTCCGCATCGAGGGTTCCGCGAACGGACTTCACCTGGCCGTTCGAGTTCATCTCGTATAGCGTCGTGGTCGGTCCATTGCCACCCGCCGCGAACAGCCGGCCATCGCCCGCCCATAGCCCGCGAACCGGAGCGACCGGCAGCGTGCCCCAACGCTTCAGCCCGGGTGTCCCGTAGAGCGCGAACTTATTCTTCGCCTGGCCGCTCTCCAGGACCTCCAGGTACATATTCAGGCAGCGCTGCGCGTCGGCATTGACCGAGAGCGAGGTATATGAGGGGCCAATGAAGCCGGGGAGAATCATAGGCTAGAGCATGTCTCCCGTCAACCGATTGAACGCTCCAGCGCGCGAGGAGCCGAACGGCATCACACCGGCGTCGCACTCCATCAACGGAGTCTGGTCATTCAGCCGTTGAATCATCGCCAGGGATTCCGAGGCCAGGGCCACCACGTCCTGGCGCAGGGGCTTCTGCCATTCCGAGGAGAGCCGCACGGCCAGGTTGTAGGCCACCGCGTCGAGATACCCCGGCGGCATGTCGAAGGTCTGGGAGCCGGAGCTGAAACTCCCCGCCAGCGCTTGGAAGGTGAATAGCTCGAGCTGGTAGGCCAGCGTCGGCATGGGCCAGAGGTACAGCGTGCCCAATGGGTACGTTGGATCGTAGAAAAGCTGAATGGGAATGACGGATTGAACCGTTTGCAGCTTGATGGCCGCCCATCCCTGGGAGTTGAGAATCTGAAGCGGCTTGCGCAGCGGCTGCTGTGGATTGGACAGGATGATGAGGTTCGCCCGATCGATCCTCACCGGCCGAGCCGCCGTGAAGTCGCCCGAGGAAGGGCCAATCGTGTAGCTCTGCTTGCTGGGCGTCAGATCGTACTGCGCGATGAAGACGGTGAACAGGTTCAACTCGTCGGTGGCCCAGCCCTCGAGCATGGCGTTGAGCACCACCAGCGCGTCGATTATGTCGGAAGTGGAAGGCTGGAAGCCGCGGCGCAGCACGCCGATCATGCGGAAGGAGCGGCGCAGGAGGTCGTTGATGGTTATCTGCATGGTCGAATGTCTCGCTGGCGGTTGAATCGAGCCACGACAGCCTGACGGACCGGGCTCTCCTGGAATCGGACCGGACACCAGCCTCGGTGCCGGGCGTCTTGACCGCACTCGCAGCGCCGCGGCCCGAGCGTGCGCGCGATTTTCCTTGCCGTCATCTGAGCTATTCCGGCAATTCGAGCCGCCTGCCTGATGCTCCGCCCGGCCAGCAGAACAGTCTTCGCTGCCACCAACTTTTCATCGGCGAGATACATGCCGGGGAGGAGATACCTCCGTTTTTCATTGACTGTCCTCAGACAGATATTGCACAGCAGTCGCTGGTGCCCGCGCCGGTCCTTGCCCGCCTTCACCAGGCCGCCGTTCCCGCAGGATGGGCAGAGCGGCGCGTACTGATATTGGCTGGGCCGCTGCGCTACGGGGACGATCCATTCGCCATCGCGCATCAAAACGCGCGGAGCCTTTGGCCCATCTCTTAGCTCGACGAGCGGGTTGGAGATCATGCGGCGGCGTTCTTGCGAATACGCGCGAGTGCGGCCAGCTCGCGCAGGGTGAGAGCCTTCTCCAGCGGGGCCGCAGCTAGGGGCGGCCGTAGGGGTCCTCGCAGTAGCCGGGGTGCCGAGAAGGCCGCCAGGGCGGTCTGGTAGCGATCCATCCGGTGTGCCAGGTCGGCGGTCATGGAGCACCTCTACTGCTGCTGCTGAGGTGGCGGCCCCTGGGGCGCCGGTGGAAGTGGAGGCCGGGCCGGCGTTTCTGTGGCCACCGCCAAGTTGATGGCCCGAAGCTCCTGCTTGGCCCCGGCGGCGATTTGCGCCACCGTGGGATCGAGTGGCCGGTTGAATGCTGGCGCCAGGTCTACCGCCAGGTTGAAGATGAGCGCCTTGGCATAGCCCGGCGGAAAACTCAGCGTGTCCCCCAGCGCGAGCGTATCGATCAATTGCGCCCAGACGAGCAAGTAGACGGTGGAGTTGGCGTCGGTGGGAATTGGCCAGAAACTCAGCGAGGTCCACCCGCTGGCGTCGTAGGAATTGTCGTTGTAGAGAAGGGTAGGGAGAATGTCGGTCATGCTGGGGGAGAGGATCTTGCCCCAGGTGGCGGCGTCCACCACGGTGAGCGCCGTTCTTAGGGACGCGCGCAGGATGCTGGCGCTCTCGATGCGCACCGGTCGCGGGCTATTGAACTCCGCCAGCTTGCCCATTTTGTACGACTGCTTGGCCGGGGTCAGGGCGCTCGTGAACTCCGTGAGCGTGAAGACGTGCAGCCCCTGGACGTTCCAATTCTCCAGCAGGGTGTTGAGTATCGCAAGCGCGTAGGCGGAGTCCGCTGTCGAAGGCGTATAGCCGGGTCTCTGGACGCCGAGGAGGGTGAGGGCTTCGTTGATGAGATCGGAGGCTAGCATGGGGATTTCCTACTGCTGCGGAATAGGGGGCGCCGGCGCCGGACCGGGAGGCCCGGGTTGCATTGGCGGCCGGGCTTCCAGTTCCGCGGCCACGGCCGCATTGATGGCGCGCAACTCTTGCTTCGAGGCCGCGGCGATCTGCGCCACGGTCGGGGTTATGGGGCGCCCGAAGGCGTCGGCCAGGTCCACCGCCAAGTTGTACTCGATGGCCTTGAGATAGCCCGGCGGGAAGCTCACGGTATCGCCGATGGCAAAGCCATCGCCCAACTGGGCCCACACGAACAGGTCCGCGGTGCAATTGTTGTCGTTGGGGATGGGCAAAAAACTGAGCGACGTGCAGCCGCCGATGTCAAAGCTGTTGTCGTTGTAGAGCAGTTGGGGCAGGATGTCCGCTGCGCTGCGTGAAAGCAGGGAGGCCCACTCCCGCGCGCTGAGCAGCTTCAGAGGCGTGTAGACACCCCCGCGGATGATGTTGGCGCTCTCGATGCGCACGGGCCGCGCCGTCGGGAAGTCGCCCGCTGTCCCCATCGTGTATTTCTGCTGCGACGCCGTGAGTGCGTGCTGGTAATTCGCCAAGGTGAAGACGTGCAGCCCCTGGACGTTCCAGTTCTCCAGAAGGGTATTGAGCATGTGGAGCGCGTAGGTCTGGTCCGGAGCCGAGGGCGTCGACCCTGGTCTCATCACGCCTAGAATGGTCAACACGTCGTTGATGATGTCGGAGGCGAGCATGGGGTGGTTTTCCTGCTACTGCTGCGGATTCGGTGGCGCCACCGGCGCCGGCGGAGGCTGTAAGGGCGGCCGGGCTTCGGTTTCCGTGGCCACGGCGATATTGATGGCGCGGAGTTGTTGCAGGGCGAGAGCGGCGCTTTGCGCCACCGTGGGATCGAGCGGCCGGCCGAATGCCGGCGCCAGATCCACCGCCAGATTGTATTGGATGGCTTTGAGATACCCCGGCGGGAAACTCACTGTGTCGCCCAGGGCGAAGCCGTCGCCCAACTGCGCCCAGACGAACAGATCAGCGGTAGAGGCACCATCGTTCGGAATTGGCCAAAATCTGAGCGTGGTGCAGCCGTTGGCGTCGAACGAGTTGTCGTTATACAGAACGGTTTGCAGAGCGTCTGAGGCGCTGCGGGAGAGGATCGCCGCCCATCCGGCGGCATCCACCATCCTGAGCGGTCTGGTGACCCCCGCGCGCAGCGTATTGGCGCGCTCGATGCGCACGGGCCGGGTGGTGTTGAAATCCCCGTTCGGCCCCATCGTGTACGCCTGCTTCGCCGTGGTGAGGACGTTCTGAAAGTTGGTGATGGTGAAGATTTGCAGGCCCTGGACGTTCCAGTTCTCGAGAAGGGTATTGAGGACCGCGAGGGCGTAGGTGTAGTCCTCGGTGGCCGGCGTTTCACCCGCCGCCAGCACGCCCAGGATGGTCAGGGCGGTGTTGATAATGTCCGATGCCAACATGGGCTACTTCCTCTTTTTGGGCTTGGCCGCGGGCGGCTGTAGATCGGCGATCTGCTCGTCGCGGTCGGCCAGGTCCTCGCGCGACTGTTGCTCCATGTTGGCGAGCTCCTGGGTGGTCTCCGCGTGGGCCGCCACCTCTTCGTTGAGTGCCGTCAGGAGCCGCTCGTTCTGCTCATCGGTCTTCTGCTGCGTGCCCGCCGGCTGTGGCGGAAACGGTGTCGGGGACCACTCCTCGCCGAGACCGTCCGCCTGTTCCTGGCTGTGGACGAGCATACTGCGCCCGTCCGGGTGGTAGCGCGCCGCAGGGAATGGCCGGAACACGTAGGGCAGGCTGGTGATATGCTTCACCGGGGGTACGCTTTTGGCGCGGGGATAGTTGGACTGTTGTTCGGACATGGGTTGATTGGTCTCCTGGGTTAGGGGGTGATGGTGTAGACCGCCGTGTCCACCGCGCTGGGTTTCCACAGCGGCGAATTGCAGCCGACGACCTTCAGCGTTGTAGTGACGCTGATGTCGAAGGCGCCACTGTAGGCCGTGCCGGTGGAGGGGCAGGCTGGCGTGCCGCCGTCCACGGTGTAGAGAATCGAACTGGAATGCGTGGCGGATAGCGTCACGCTCTGCGTACTGGCGTAGGTCCCCGCGCCTGGGGAATCGACCGGCGTGGCCACCGTTCCCAGCAGCATGGCCGGCCCCGTGCCGTTGAGGCTCTGCCCAAACAGGTAGAGGACCGAGGCGAGCAGAAGTATTAGCGGTCTCACCGCGTGACCCTCCAGTTCAAGGTCACCGCGCCAGGCGTAACGGCCGATGACTGATCCTTATTGCACACGTCGAAATTCACGTAGCCGGTCGTCGGGAAAGCCACGATCGTCAGAGTGTCGCCTGGCCTGTAGCCGGTCACACCCTTGATCGTCACGTTCGGCGTGAACTCAATCACGTCGGTGGCCACGACGTTGGCAGACCCTACTGAATTGACTGAGCCAGGGGTGACCGCTTGGCAGGCATTCGCGGAAATCTGGCTGACCGCCAAGGCCAGCGCCCCGCTGTCGATGGTCTTTGCGAGCGTCGCGGTGGACGGGATACTGGTCCCATTCAGGCTCGTCTCGCACCCGCCAACTTGCGGATTGAGCAACTGGAAATTCGTGCCGTCATAAGTCAGGACGGCCACAGCAGCGGTGTTGATGTCGTTCTGCACCAGCGCCGTCGTCCCGCACTTCTTGATGGTCTTCGGGCCGCCAGCGATGCTGTTTACAGCGAGTGTGGGATCAGCGCCGGAATTGGCGTATCCCGAGAGCATCCGCACCGTCAAGCCGGCAGTGTACGCGGTAGCTGGCGGGGCCAGCGTCACCGTCATCGCTGTGACCGAACCGCTCCCCACTGCGTATTCCGTGGAGTTCAGGTCGCTAAGACTTTTGAGGGTCGGATCACTGGAGGTGACCGCGGCCAAAAGTTGGTTCGTGGTCCCCGGCCCGACTCCTCCGATGGCCGCGGCCGCCGCGCCGTTGATGGCTACTGAATGCTGCGTAGCACCGTTGTTCACGTTGCAGGTCGAGCCAAGCGCGCAGGTCTGGCCATTCGGAGTGGTGGCCGCCCCAGACAGCGCTGGGGCGTTTCCTACAGCTTGAATTTCCCAATAGGTTCCATCGAACGTCAGCGCGACCGGGATGGCAAGCAGATCATTGGCGGCAAGCACGCTTGCGCCCTGCCACTTGCGGACGTGATAGGGGCTGCTGGAATTGGCGTTGACCGTGACATCCCCGGTATTCGGCGTGCTTGCGGTAAGCAGGATTGAGTCACCCGCGGCTGGGACGAACGTCGGAGAAGTCGTGCAGGTCTGCGCCGTGCCGGTGCCTGAACCGGCGCAGGCGAGCGGGCCAACCAGATCATGCGCCGTGGCGTCGGTGATCGCACCGGTGCTGGTGGTGTTCTTGACGATTCCGGTTCCTAAAGTGCCCCAGTTCTGAGCCGCGCTGCCCAGAGTGAGGGTGACGGAGTTTGCCACTCCAGTACCGCCGTTCGCAGCCGCGATGATTCCGCTCACACACGGGCCGGCCTGGGGATTGAGCAACTGAAACTGGGTGCCGTCGTAAGTTGCCACCGCCACCGCCGTGGTGGTCAGATCACTGGCAACCAAGGCCGTGGCGCCGCATTTCGTGATGGCCGTAGCGGTAAGACCGTTGACGGCCAAAGTCGGAGCGGCGCCGCTGTTCGCTGCGACCGGCAGCCAGCGAACCGTTAGACCCGCGGTAAGCGCGGTCGCGGCCGGAGCCAGCGTGACAGTCTGAGCTTGCGCTATGCCGCCGCCCACCACGTAGAGGGTGTGTTCCAGATCGCCCAGGCTCTTGCCGGACGGATCCGCCGAGGTATTGCCAGCAACGATGTCGTTGTTGGGAATCGTGACGCCCTTGACATCGGTGGCCGTGGTCCAGACGGGGAGCTGGTGAATGGTCGGTGTGCCGCTGGCCGTGACGCTGCCGCCGCCGCTGATGGCGTTGCCGGTGACATCGTGGACTTCCCAGGCTTGGCTGTTCAACGTGGCGAAGCCGTTGGCGCCGATGGTCACGCCGGGCATCACCTGGTAAGTCGCCGTGGCCGCCGAGCCGTTGATCGCCAGCGTCACGCCCGACACCGCGCTGGCGGAAGTGTTCGCCAGGGTAATTAGGCTGATGAAGGCCGTGGTGTCGGGAGGCGCGGTGTAAAGAATGGCGTTGGCCGTGGTCAGTAGTCCTTGAGCCAGCACGCCGTAACTCGGCACGCCCTGGGTTTGGGCATTACCGAAGATCGTATAGGACACAACCGACGTTGTGCCTGCGAGGCCCTGAATGGTGCTCTGGGACGCCAGGGGGATGGTCCCCACGTTCTGGGCATTCTGGGCTACAAGCAGGGGGAGGGTGAGGAGGATTGCAACGAGAAATCGTTTCATGGTTTGAACCTTTCGAGGAGAAAGACGGGGGCGATCAGAAAAAGAGACCGCCCCCAATTCACAAGGATGGTCGATTAGTCGATCACCAGGTACGCGGTGATGTTGGCTAGGGCTTCGCTGCTCGAGTGCGTGGCGAAACCAATCCCTAGCACGTCGCCGGCGACGAAGGTTTGGACGTGGGTGCTGTCGGAGCAGCTTGTCCCGGTGCCCACCGTACACGTCATGGTCGTGGACGAGCCGTTCTTATATAGGGTGAATACGCCCGAGGTGGTGGCGTCGCTCCCAGCCGTACCGGCAGCGATAGACATCAGGCGGACGGTCCCGGTGTGATTCATGACCGGGCCCAGGGTATCGGCGGCCTGGGTGCAGGCCAGCGCGGCGAACTGCCCTAGCCCAAACAGGCCGAGGTTGGATGCCGAAGCAGTTGCCGTGCCGGAGCAGGAGCCTTCCAGCCTGGTATTGATGTTGCTCCACATCCCCGCGCAGTCCATAATCTGGCCCGTGGCGATGTTCGGCCGCGGCAGATTCGGCTGTAAGGAGGCGGTACAGGCGCCGGCGAGGATCGGCCCCAGGTCGAAGTAGTTCGGAGGTCCGATCCAAACCACGGCGCCGGAGACGTGTCCGGTACGCGCGCTGCCGCGGCCCACGCCGCGGCGAACGCGCCAGACACTCGTCGAGCCGATCTGGGTGAGGATCTCTTCGTACTCCCGGTCAACGAAGATCCCGGTGGCGACCTGGGTCCCGTCGTAGGCGTAGACGCCCGTCGAGCTGGTGAGAGAGATGGTCTGGTCGGTCACGCCTTGCGCGGCGGCCAGGGTGGTCTGCGTGGTGGTGGCCTGCCCGAAGCAAAGCGCAGCCAGCAGAAGGAAGGTGAGAGAGATTCTGGTAAAGGTTTTCATGGTAATGGTTTTCCTCTCAATGGATGTGCATGGTCGCTCTACGAGCAGACGCGGCACCCCCACTCGGGACGCGGCGCCACCCAGCCGAACATGATGTCGCAGCGGGTCGCAAAGACGTCGTTCACAATGTCGTACTGGGAGACGCAGCGGATCGAGATCCCGGTGTCGGGATCGGTCTGCCGCGCCTTCCATTCGACGGCCTTGGGGAGATCCAGCGGCACGCAAGCCCAGGCATACGCTTCCCGATGGAAACTCATGCCCTGCGGGCTCACATAGCTGGCGGTGCCGAACGGGTAGACTTGCACCCCGTCCCCCGGCGAGGCGTCGCACGTCTTGTAGGGGCCGGAAGTGATGATGGACGGATAGATCGGCACGACCGCCAGGGCGCTGCCGTCCGAATTGACATCGGCGGTCACAACGAACTGCCGGCCGCCTGCCAGCGCATCTCCGGACACCGGGTTCACGGCGTGGACCAACGTGCCGCTGGCACCGAGGACGATGATATCGCCCGCTTTGAAAATGCCGGTCGCGCTGGTGCCGCAAGCTTTGAGGTTGAGGCTGGCGCCGAGTTGGCCGGCGCCATTCACCAGCGGGGCGGCGGGGAAAGCGCCGAGCGTGTGGGTGCGGAGGTTCTGCGCGCGCAGCCAGGTGAAGCCGGCGCCCTTGCCCATGTATCCCTTGATGTACTGCTCGGAGATCTGGGCGGAGGACTGGAATAGGCCCTTCAAGGCGTCGATGATGTAGGTGTTCATGTTGGGCGTGATAACCATGTACACTTCGTCATCGACGGGGGCCGCATTGTTGTCCAGGGCTTCCAGCGCGCTCAGGTAGACGGCGAAGGCCGTCGTGCTCTGAGGGGGCGTGGCGGGGGTGCCCACGGAATTGGGGGTCGCCCGGTAGCACACGTTCAAGCCGTGGATTTCCGCGGCGTTGGCCAGGGCGACGGCCGCGCTGTTGACGTAGCGGTCGCCGAAGCGGTCGATGGTAAGCGTTTCCTCCCGCGAGGTGAACGAGAAGCCCGTATGCTTCTGGGTGTCCACCACCAGGGGAACTTTGTTTTCGGTCACATCCTGAATGACCAGGACGGCGCCGTCGGTCGCCAGGAACTTGACCGGCACGCGCAGGTTGAGGGTGTCGCCGATTTTGGCGCCCTTGTTGGCGAAGTGCTCACGGTAGTCTTCGTGGTGGGCCACTT